GCCATTGGTTTGCGGATTCGATCCTGACCTTGAATTCCACAATCCCAACTCGTTGAACATTAAAGGATCAACAACTAACAAACCCAAACGGTCAGCATTCTCGACAATCTTGGAGGCCATCGGACCAATGATAGGAGTATTCCTATCATGGTAGAAGATGTCGAGCGCTTTGTAAATGGCAACAGTGTGATTGGCTACATCGATACCTTGACCCGTAAAATGATACTTAGCGAGACATCTAGGGATGTCACGGTAAGAACCAGCAATACCAGACCAAGGGTCAACATAGTACCTGTTCAAGAAGTTAAGGCCAGTTTCACCACACTTGATAACCGACGAAGTGGGAATAAAGTTCATCGATTTACAAGCATCGTCAAAATGGGCTTGAGCAAGATCAGCCACAATGCTGTCATCCCCACCGAGAACTGACTTTTCTACGGTGAGTTTGAACGCCTTGTCACGCGCTTCCTTTCCGGTATTCCCAACTTGGTTGAGGAAGCCTAGAAAGATAGAAAACATGATCAAGAGCGAGTTAAAGCAGAAGGTTGACCTAGAACCGGAGCCACGAGCCAGTTCCAGGTGGACCTTAATACCCTCAAGCCAGAGTGCTGAGGTACAATCTAGCTTGAAAATGCGCATGAGTTCGGTCTTCTTTACTTCAGAAAGTCCATCAAAGAAAACTACAAGAATGACTAGCTCGAATACGCGGGCATTAAGGCGGATGGTGGCATCTTGAGATTTTAAATCGCCAAGGAGGACATGACTCGCAGCACCTACGGCTACATCTACGACAGATTCCTCAATGTCGGAGGGAGGTTTACCAGAAGCGTAGAAGGATTGGGTGGCAAGAAGATCCTCTAACGGTTTGATAAAACAGGCGTAGTGCGAGACATGGTCCCCTGAAAAGTTAGCAATCAGCCGAGCATATTTAGTAATATTCTTCAGGGCCTCGGCTGGCTTTATGAACGCTGTAGTGTGTCGGGCTTTCATCCACAAGTCGAAAACAGGAGTTTGGCCGGCGTTTTCGACTTTAGTGCGGATCTTTGCTGTTCATGCACCCAGATGCAGGTCCTCGAGAGAATAGGGTTCAAGTCTATCCCCTTTTGGTAAAAGGTGCGCCCTTAAGCG